ATTCAAACTGGAGTAGCGCTTCTCGAATTGACTTATATGGGTACAAGGATTAGGAGATAACATGGCTGGTACAACAACTAAAGGTCTGCGCTATCCAACAGCGGGAGATAACCGTGCCGTTCATACTGATTTTCTTAATCTTGCTACCGATGTTGATACTGAGTTAGATGATTATGTCTTAAAATCAGCACCGAATTTTACTTCAACAATTACTCTTGGTGCTAGTAATAACATCATTTTTGAAGGCACAACCGATGACGGTTTTGAAACAACCCTTACAGTCACAGACCCAACAGCAGACCGAGTAGTTACCCTTCCTAACGCAACAACAACTTTGGTTGGACGCGATACAACTGACACTCTTACTAATAAGACTCTAACTTCACCAGCCATCAATAGCGCAACAATCAATAACGCTACTTTTACTGGTCAGCAAACAGGGCTTGAATTGGCTTTTTCTCAAAGCATTGTCTTTGAAGGTACAACAGCCGACGCTTTTGAACTTACTCTATCTGCTGGAGAACCAACCGCTGATAGAACAATTACATTACCTGACTCAACAGATACCTTAGCAACCCTCACAGATGTCAATACAGCCATTGCTGAGGCAAAGATGAATCTTATGATGCTTGGTGGAATGTAATGACATTCACCTACTCGGGAGACCCAAGCACATCTACTCGTAACTATGTGCGCTTTCTTATCAGCGATACGACTTCAACAGATGCGCTCTTTAGTGACGAAGAATTAAACTATGTAATTACTGAATGGAGCGGAGACGCTTATAGCGCGGCGCGTGAATGTGCTGAAATCCTTATTGCTCGTTTCAGTCGTCTAGCCGATAGCAGTTCAAAGAGTGTTGGAGACATCTCTGTCTCTGAGTCTTACTCTTCAAAGATTGCTCATTACAAGGAATTGGCTGAAAGCCTAGTTCGTAGACAAATGCGTAAGGCTCCTCCACGACCATTCGCAAACGCTCAATCACTCAAGTCTACGAACGACAGAATTGTCGATGATTACAACACCGATGCCTATACTGGAATTCACGATAATCCTAACAATGTCTACGACCACCGTATAGTTGAATAGGGGTAGCCAATGGATGCTATCTATACCAAGGTCGCGGAGTTCATGACTGACTCCGTAGTTTTTACTGCTAAGGCTTCTGTCGATAAGTACAACAAACCTACTTTTGCTAACTCAAATACAACCGTTACTGGTCGTCTAATTTATGACACAGTTAAATCTAAAGATGTTCAAGGAGTTGAAGTTGTTGATATTGGACGATTCATCACCTATGGTCCCGCGACATCAATCACGGTAGGTCATAGGATGGTCGTCGGGGCGGACACCTTTACCATCAATGGCGTAGATAACATCGCGGACGAAAATGGGGCGCATCACACCGTCATCAGATTCGGGCGTTAATCATGGCGAAGTCGTCTTTCAAACTCGACTTATTTGGCGATAAAGAGTTAGTTAATGCTCTTAAGGCTGGCAAAGAAAATACTCCTAAAGCAATAGCCCAAGCAATATGGGAAGAGGCTAATGTTATTTTTGCTAAGTCACAGATTTTAGTACCAGTTGATACAGGCGTCCTTCGTGGCTCAGGTGGAGTATCTGCCCCACAGATGGGAAACCAAGGTTATTTTGTAGATATTTTCTACGGTGGTCCCGCCGCTTCATACGCTCTTTATGTCCACGAAATTATTGGCAATTACCACAATCCACCAACACAGGCTAAATATCTTGAGCAACCTGTTATGGAAGCGATGTCCACTATCCAAGAAAACATAAAGGGTAGAATAATCGACATCATAGAGAAAGGTCACAGGGGCTAATGGCAACTATTCTTGAATCAATAGGCGACTACCTACAAAACACTTCAAGCGCTTTTGGCGCCCACGCTAGTCAAGGCACCCTTGGTACAAGTATCTTTCTTGGCACTCTTCCTGAAACCCCTGATGCTTGCGTAGCCGTATACGAAAACGCTGGCAGTTCCCCGACATTTACTATGGGTTCAGGTGGTATTCGTATTGATTACCCAATGCTTCAAATTATCTGTCGCGCAGGTCGTGAAGATTATCCAACGGCTAGAGACAAAGCAGAATCTATCCGCGTGTTGCTCGCGTCGGTACTTGAACAAACTGTCTCAGGGGTGCATATTATGAGGATTGAACCGATGGGTTCAGTAAACTTACTAGGAGTAGACCCGAAGTACCGCCCACTAATCTCGGTGAATTTTCGATGTCTAGTGAGAATGTAAGCGAGGAGCCAACGGCTCCACAAGAGAGAGTGGTAGACCCGTATGGCAGAAACGCAACAACCGATGAGTTCCAGCGATGCTGGAAATGTGACAGGCTCCTCTTCGAAAGCGCAACGCGCCCGTGGAGTATCAGATGTCCCCGTTGTAAATCCAAAAATAAATCAGGATGAGTTTGCTTCTGCCCTAGATGATTTAGTTGGCGTTTGGAAAATACAAGAAGGTTGCTCGGTAGGAAGAATTACAAGAGAACTACCTGAACCCATACAGACTAAATTCAAAGAAACATTACGGAATGAAAAAGTTAATTCTGCTCGCTTAGTAGAAGTCTTAGCAACTTTTGGCATTACGGTAGGCTCTGATGTTATGCGTAGACATCGTAGAAGGCTACTTGGCAAAGATGGGTGTAAGTGTCCGAATGAGTCTTGATGATGCTTTAGATAATCTGCTTTCAGTTCAAAAAACTGAACCTCGACAAAGACAAGCAGAATGGTTGCCTGGGGTCACTTGGCAAGGCGAAGAAGGAACAGTAACAACTCAACCAATGGAGGGCGATAACGCGCCCGATTGGTCAGGAGTTCTCCGAATGTGGGGATTAGACCCCGAGCATTTCCAAGTAGTAGAACCAGTTCTTTTCAATGTGTGGGGCGATACTTTAGGAATTCTTAATCGCCAATGGAAAGGCAAAGTAATTCGTAAGGGCAAACAAGAAGTTGCCGACATTGAATCTCTCATCCAAGATATTAAGAAACACAAACCCCGCGAGCGCAAGCCGATTGTTGGTGGGGCGAGTCTTGTTGTTTGTGCCTCTGACTGGCAAACAGGTAAACGAGATGGCGATGGTCTCAAAGGTTTAGTAGGTCGATGGCTTCAGGCTATTGATGATGTTGAATTTAGAATTAAAGAATTGAGGAAGATTGGTCGCCCTATTGATTCAATCACCGTTCTTTGCCTAGGTGATTTAGTTGAAGGATGCGATGGTCACTATGACATTCAGACTTTTACAGTTGAGGTCGATAGAAGAGACCAAGTAAAGATTGCTCGTCGTCTCCTAAGAGATGCTCTTATCCGTTGGTCAAAGGTTGTCCCTGATATAACAGTTGCGGCGATTGGCGGAAACCATGGTGAGAACCGCAAGAACGGTAAAGCCTTCACGACTTTGAACGATAACGACGATGTAGCCCTAGTTGAATCGGTTGCTGAAATCTTCCAAGCCAACCCTGAAGCCTACGGTCATATTCGTTTTGCCATCCCAACAGATGAATTAAGTTTGACAGTAGAAGTCCAAGGGAAAATTATCGGGATTACCCATGGACATCTAGCCCGTAGTTCAGGAAGTCCTGAACAAAAACTTCGTCGATGGATTGCCGACCAAACTCTCGGGCGTCAATCTATCGGCGATTGTGACATTTTAGTTTCAGGTCATTATCATTCATTCCGTCTAGCAGATTGGGGAGGAGTCAAATGGCTACAAGCACCAGCCCTCGACGGGGGAAGCGTGTGGTGGAGACAGTCCAAGGGGGAGGTTGCGGATGTGGGAGTTCTGACATTCCTAGTGACCAGCGAGGGAATCTCGGACATCCAAGTATTATGAACGACCCAAGGGACATAGCCTTATACGCCGCTGAATTGGTCTCAGGAGACCGTCAGGACGCCTACGGTCATCCCTTGGATAACTTAACTAGGGCTTCAAAGATATGGTCTGTAATCCTCGGCTGTGAGGTTTCTGCCGAGCAAGTTGCCCTCTGTATGGTGGGAATGAAGATAGCCCGTGAGGTTAATCAGTCTAAGCCTGACACGGTGGTAGACGGGATTGGCTACTTCCTGACCCTAGGAATGATTCAAGAAGAGCGCCTCAGAAGAGAGAATAACTAACCCTAGTTGTGATATAATTGTCTTGTCCTGAGAGGAGGGCGAGATGAGAGAGTTCAGAATCTCTGAAATAGGAGTTGAGAAAACTCTTGCTAAAGCAC